ATGTCACTACGCTATCCGACCGCGATGATTGCCCCCTGGCTGCCGACCCCGGTCCTCGTTTTCGTGGTCACGGGCCGGGATGTCCATGGGGACGTGACGACGGCGGCAAAGCCAGTTCCGACGAGCGGCCGGGTTCGCCGGCGCCGGGTCGAGGTGATGGAGGCGGGAGCCAGGTCGTTGAAGCCTGGGATCTCGGTCTACATGCCGATCCTGCCGAATACGCCGATCGACGTGGGAACCATCCTGCGGATCGGCGGCGTGGACTACGAGGTCCAGGATCTCGTGGACCGGACGAATACCGAGGGCGAAGTCCTCACGATCGAGGTCTTGGCCACCGTCAAGTCGACCGAGCAGGTGCCCTGATGGGTATCTCGGCCAAGGTGACGGGAACCGGCGGCTTGTTCGCCAAGCTCGATGACGCGAAGCGCATCGTGCGGGAAACGAGCCGCGAAGTGACGAAGGATCTCAACCACGAGATCATGGAGGGCAGCAAGGCGCGGGCTCCCTTCGACACTGGAGCGCTGGAAGAGAGCCACCGGGAGGTGGTCGAGGACGAGGCGGATCGGATCAGGACCTACGTGATGGTCGGGCCGGTCTACCACGGCGACTTCGACTACTCGGAGGCGATGCACGAAGGGATCGTCGAGGGCTACCCCTACAGCCTTGGCCCCGGATCCTTGGCGAAGAATTCCGGCACCCCGCACTACGGCGACGGTGTCGGCTGGAAGTTTCTGCAGAGGGCCTTCGATGCGGTGATGCGCGTTGCCCAGAAACGCATCAACGACAGGCTCAAGGCGGCGGTAGCGGCGGTGAAGTCATGAGCCTCGATAACGTCGCGCAGCTCCTCGAGGACTCTGGGCTCGGATTGCAGGGCAAGCAGATCTTTACCGGATCGCTGCCCGTAGACGTGAAGACGGGAATCCTGCTGCGCCAGTTCGGCGGTCCCGTGGATCCATATCTGCCGGGCATCATCGCCATCCGGTTTCAGGCGGTGATCCGGGCAGCGAAATACGCGGCGAGCAAGGCCTTGGCTGACCGGCTCGTCGGGCTCTTTCCGGTGGTCCACAAGGTCGTCGGGGACGCCTACTTCTACGAAATCTGCGCCGAGGGGCAACCCATGCAGTTCGGCAAGGAGATCAGCCAGTTTGAGACGTTTGTCGTGAACCTGAGCGCCAAGTGGCGCTCGATCTGAGGAGTAAGGAAAATGGCAGTCAATACGAGCAAGGTCGAGATCGGGGTTTGCGACGTGACCTATGGCGGGCTGGATCTCGGCGCCACCAAGGGCGGCGTCTCGGTCGAGATCAAGACCACGACCTACGAAGCGAAGGTCGACCAGTTCGGTGAGACCCCGATTAAGGAAATCATCACCGGCACGACCGTCATGGTCAAGGTGCCGATGGCTGAGACCGACCTCGTGCGTCTGCAGGCGACCATGCCGCAGTCGAGCATCACCAACGCCACCTCGGCCCCGACCGGCTACGAGGTCGACAACGGTGCCGGCTACACGGTCGGCGCCAAGGCGGTCAAGATCAAGCTCGGCACTGGCACGCCGGTCGCGGGCGGGAAGTTCAGCTTCGCCAGCCATGCCACGGTCTACAAGATCACCGGCTGGAACAACGGGACGAAGACCGTGACCTTCGTCGCCGACTTCGACGGCGCGAGCGGCCTGCAGGCTCCCGTTGCCGACTCAGAGGCGATCACCTTCCAGGACGTTGCCTCGGCCGTGACTTTCTCCACGGGCGTCAACATCGACCTGCTCGACATCTCGGCGCTGCTCAAGCTGCACCCGACGGGTGTGGACATCGGCATCACCGACGGTGACTTCATCGTCTACAAGGCCGGCATCAGCCCGAACTTCTCCTTCAAGTACGAGTTCGCGGCCGAGCGCGTGTACGAAGTGACCTTCAAGGGCTACCCGGACACGCTCAACGGCAACCGGATCGCCGCTTTCGGCAACGGCTAAGCCTAAGCGGTTACTCGACAGCGGGCGGCATGGTGCCGCCCGCTGAACTTCCATATCAGATAGGTTTTTCATGGCCCAGGTTCTCAACCTCGACACCCTCAAGACCACTCGCGGCGTGATCATCAACGGCAAGGAGCGCGCAGTCAGCTCCATGACCGTCCACCAGTTTCTCACTGCCGACGACTTCGAGGCCAAGCTCAAGGAAGCAGGAAACCGCGAGAAGGTCGGTTTGCTGATCGACCAGATCCTCGAGTTTATTGCCGACACCACGCGCGAGGAGCTCGAGGCTCTCGACCTCAGCCAGCTTACGGCTCTGCTCGCCTTTATCCGCGGCGACGACCAGGCGCCGGAGGGTCAGAAGCCGGGGGAGTAGGTGACGGGCCGAAGTATGAACTGATCCAGTTCGATTTCGGCTTCTACTTCGCCCGCATCATGCGCTTCTACAGCCTCTCCTATGAGGCTGTGATGCTTCTCCCTATCCGGGTTTTCTGGATGCTCAACAGCATGGTCGACCGCATTCGCGCCGACGAAGCGCTGGCGATCATGCCTGTGCATGCCGCGACGATGGGCGGCGAGCATGTCGAAGGCATCGTGGAGAGTTACAAGAGGGCGCTCGGCGAACCGCTGGTCGCCCAGCAGAAGACGATCACCAAAGAGGGCAAGGACAAGCTCAAGGCCCTGCTCTCATAAAGGCAGAAGATGGTCGACTACATCGGCAGACTCATCACGGTTCTCGACACCGACAACTCCGGCCTGATCAAGGGCATGGGAGTTGCCAAGGCGTCCGTGGAGTCGTTCGAGGCGACCGTCAGGTCATCGAACCGGACCCTCGAGCTATTCGGGGTCGCGATCGGCGCCGCGATGGCCATCGATGTGACCAAGAAGGCTTTCGCGGCCGGCGAGGCGTACACCAACCTCAACCGAAAAATCGCGGCTATGTCGAACTCCATGACGGAGCTCGGCTACAAGAACGCCACGACCGGCGAGATGATGAAGTGGGTCGCCAGCACGGCCGACCAGATGGCCGTGTCCTTCGACAGCCTGGGCAACACCTTCGCCAAGATGGCGCCCATGCTGATCGCCCACAAGATCGCGCTCAGCGACATCAAGGCGATGGTCACCAATACCATCGGTGCCGGCGTCATGATGGGCGCGACCAACGAGCAGATGACCCGCGTGTTCATCGCCCTCCGCGAAATCATCGCGGAGAACGCGCTGTCGATGCAGCACCTTCGCCGGCAATTGGGTGACGCACTGCCGACCTCGATGCTCATCCTCGTGCAGGGCGCGAACAAGGTGAAGAACCAGTTCGCCAACCTGCGCAACGAGACGGAAATCACCTGGTCGACGATCCAGAAGCTGATCCACACCAAGGCCATCGACGACAAGGAATTCGTCGCGATGTGGGTCGCCGGATCGGCGGACATGGCGAAGTTTGCCGATGCCCAGAAGACGCAAATCAGCGGCCAGCTCGTCAACCTGAAGAACTTCTGGCAGGCCGATATCGGCCGGTTCATGAGCGAGTCCGGGCTGAACCAATACTTCGCCGGCCTGCTGGACGTGATCAACCGCAAGCTCCGCGAACTGATGGGTTCCGTGGATCCGAAGGAATTCGCCGCCAAGGTCGAGAGGGAGTTCGAGAACCTGATCCTCGGCGTCACCCGGTTCTATGACCAGATCAAGGGTGCGCTGGCGCTCATCGCCGATTCCGGCAAGTGGCTTCTCTCCACCTTCAACTCGCTGCCGTCGGAGTTGCAGTCGATCGGCCTCATCGGGTTCATGCTGTTCGGCAAGACCGGCAAGGTTGCCATCGTCGCCACGCTTGCGATGCTGCCGACGATCAAGGCGTTCGCAGCCGATGTGAAGGCGACGTTCCAGCCTGGTGAGGACAATCTCGATTTCGAGAAGATGTTCGACCCGTTCCGGCGTGCCGTCAAGGACATGCAGCACCTTGACGACATCCTCACCAAGGGCCAGTTCCAGAAGATCCTCACGGGCTTCGGCCAGCTTCCCGTCGAGACGGCAAAAGCCCTAACCGACACCAACAAGACCGCGACCGAGAAACTGGAGATCCTGAAGGGGATCTTCAACGCGACCCTGGCGGACATGGCGGCCAGCCAGAAGCAGTTCAAGTTCGATCCTGGCTCTTGGCTCCTGCCGAGCAAGGAAGGCCTCAAGCACGCGCTCGACGGTCAGACCGCGGCGATGAGCGACCTCAAGGACCACATCAAGTATGTGAACGGCGAGCTTCGCCTGTTCCAGGGCGTCTGGGCCAGCGTTCTGAGCGAGATCAGCGACCCGGCCGAGGCCGAAAAGGCAGTCGGGATGCTCACCGATCTGAGAGATCGTTGGGCCAGCCTCATGGAAGCGATGATGCGGAACGGCGCTCCTGAGAAGGAAGTCGCCGCCTATCGCACCATGATCGAGTCTGCCAATGGCTATATCGAGGTGTTGAAGAACCTCGGCAAGGGCGAGGACAGCGTAAAGGAGAAGTCGGGCAGCGCGGCCGAGGCGATGGCGCGGATCTTCAAGGATGCGCGCAGCAAGGGTGCAGAGTTCCAGTCCACGATCGCCGATATGGAGAAGGTCCAGGGCCTCATCAAAGCGATGGCCGAGGACAAGGAGCCGGCGCTCAAGGATCTGACGCCGACGCAGATGCACGACGGTCTGGAAAAGGTCATCCACGACTTTGAGGTGCTCGGCAAGGACTATGCCATCGACACGATCAAGGACAAGTTCCGTCAGTTGACGGACTACCTGAACAGCGATGTCACCAAGGCCTTCATCAATATCTACCAGCACATGACCGGCCTCAAGAACGTTGCCGAGACGATCCGGTTCGGCGGCGTTGAGGAAGTGCTGACCAAGCTCTCCCATTTCAGCTTCACCGGCTCGCCGGAACAGATGAAGGAGCAGTTCGGCGCCGCCAAGAATGCCATGTCGGAACTCCACGACGAGTTCATGAAAGACGGCTTGGCGATGGGCAAGACCTCCGCCGATCTTGGTGCCGAGTGGGCGTTCATCAACAACGAGTTGACCTCGAACTACGACTCCCACATGAGTTCGCGGCTTACCAAGGATGACAGCGCCATCCGGAAGATGCTGGACGCGCACATCAATGCCGCCAAGAGCCTGACCGAGAGCTATTCCAAGGCCAGCGAGGCGCTCTATACCTACATCACCAATCGCCGTCTCTTCCAGGCGGAGGCCGACAAAGAGAGGTTCCTGATCAAGACCGGGGAGCTCGATCCCGGCGCGGCCATGGGCGACAAGTCCAAGGACCAGCTCCAGGAGCTCGTGTTCCAGGGCAAGCTCGCGGACGGCAGGAAGCGCCTCTTCGATATTGACCAGCAGATCGCTGCGCTGGAGAGGGGTGACATCAAGCAGCAGATGGTCGTGGAGGAGCTCCAGAACATGGAGCTCACTCACCGCAAGGCCGTGCTCGAACTCGAGGCTCGCACCAATGGTCCGAGCGCGAAGGCATTCGAGATCGCCCTGATCAAGGAGCGCAACGACAACTTCGCCAAGGAGATGCAGGTCATTGCGCTGCGCCGGACTGTCCAGGACAACCCGGCGGGGATCCAGCAGACCCTCCAGATGGAGATGGAGAAGCTCCGGGACGAGTACCGCAATCTGCTCCTGAAGATCGCCCTGCAAAGCTCGGGCGAGTACCAGCAGCTTTTCGTCCAGACTGAGGTGACGAAACTCGTCTCTCAGGAAGTCGACCTGCGCAACCAGCTCAAGCTGGCGACCGACGGCGCCTATCTGGCCGAGCAGAGGAAGGTCCAGGCCCTGCAGGACCAGCTCAAGCTCCAGCAGATGATCAACAGCTATCAGGTCGACTTCGGGACCTACCTCCAGAACAACATCATATCGAGCACCGGGCAGTTCACGAGCCTGTTCTCGAATGCGCTCACCGGCCTCATCACCGGCACCCGGACGCTCAAGCAGACCTTCCAGGACCTCTTCAAGAGCATCATCGGGCAGATCATCCAGATGTTCGCGACCTGGGCCCTGCAGCGGGCGGTCGCCTGGGCGCTCCAGGCTGCCGGCCTGGTCACCGCAACGGTCGAGACGACCGCGGCCGCCACGGCTGCAACCGCGGCCTGGGAACCGGCTGCCTACTTCGCCTCGGTCGCCACGCTGGGCGGTGCTGCAGCCACCGGTGCCGCTGCGCTGCTATCCGGCCTGGCATCGGTCACGGCCTCGAGCGCCGGCATTGGCGCTGCGGGAGGCCTGGGAGGCGCCGTCGCCGGCGCCCGTGCCGAGGGCGGCCCCGTCAATGCGGGCGAGTTCTATCTCGTGGGCGAGAAGGGGCCGGAGCTGTTCAAGCCGAATGCCGGCGGCAGCATCATCCCCAATCACCAGATGGACCATCTGCTCGACAGCATGCACCGCAACCAGATGAACCATGCTTCCGGGCTCAACCTGGGGCATCTCGACACCGCGGGCGATCGCATGGACGGCTACATGATCGCTGCCATGTCCACGCCCAAGGCCGAAATCGTCAACTATTTCAGCCATGACGAGGTGATGAAGCACATCGCCCGCAACCCGGCCGCCATCGTCAACGTGATGGTGCAGGATCACCGGAATGGCGGGCCTATGCGCAGGATCTCGCCTACGCGCAGGAGTAGACCATGACCGCGCAACTAAACTCCGTCGCCCAGCCGAACCGCACGGTCAAGAAGACGATCGAGTGGCAGACGACCGTCAAGCGCTGGCCCAACGGCCGGCGCACGGCTCGTCGCAACTGGACGAACTCCCTCAAGCATTTCGAGATCGAATACGACGCCATCAACCTGTCGACGCTGACGGCCCTCGAGAACTTCTTCAACAGCCACCAGGGCGAGTTCGCCACTTTCACCTTCACGGACAACCATACCGGCATCACCTATACCGTGGCTTTCGATCAGCCGACCTTCGATCGCGAGATGGTCATCGCCAATAGCCGCGGCGTCTACAAGGTCAAGCTCAAACTCGTAGAGGATGCACCCTCCTGATGTTTGCTATCGATCCAGCCGTTGCGACCGCAGTCGACTCGAACCAGACCTGGCCGGTCAGGCTCTATGAGATCGGCGGCTCACCGACCCTCTATTTCTGCGATTCCGATCAGTCTGTTACCTGGAACGGTCACACCTGGCTGCCGAAGGGCATCAGCTACAGCGGCGTCAAGCTGACCAAGGACTTCCAGGCGAACACCTACAAGGTCTCGATCGACAACCTCGACAGTGGCATGGTCAATTGGGCGCTCGCGAAAGATCCGAGCGGCTATTTCATCACGGCCTACAAGGCGTTCTTCGACAGCGACCGCAATATCATCGCCGGCGCCGCCTACGTCATCTTCCGGGGCCAGATCGCGTCCATGTCGGCCGCGGACGAGGTCGAGTTCGACTGCAAAACCGCGCTCGACCTCTACTCCCAGCGCGGCCTCAAGTTCGTGCAAGACCTGACCTGCAGGTTCCAGGGCAAGACGGGTGTCGGCGGATTCAAGGGCCGCAACTGCGGCTACTCCGGAGCCCAGACGGTCTGCAATTTCACGATGGCAAGGTGTAGGGCACTTGGAAACTTCAAACGCTTCGGCGGCTTCCCGCAACTCAACTCGACGACCAGCGCTTAATCCCGCCGATCGGGCGGCACAGCTCCTCGGACGGCCATATGGACCGCAGGGCAGGGGAGGGTGTGTCGATTGCATCGGGCTGTTCTTCCATGCCTACGAGTTCAAGGACAGCCAGTTCCCTGAGCTGGTCGAGTTCATGCGGGATAAAGTCGGGTACTACGAAAACAGGGCTTGGCGCTTCGACAAGCACAACCCAGATCACGTCGTGTCCTGCAAACTGCTGGAAACACTATTGACTAAGCACTTACTGCCGGTTAGTATGACGGAGCTTCGCGCCGGAGATGTCATCCTGATGTCACTCAAGGCCAGGGATCTCGGGCTCGGAGACCATCTCGCGATCTACGCCGGCAGAGGCGAGATCATTCACTCGGACATGCGACGAGGCGTCGTCAGGATTCCGATGACCTACCCGGTCGTCCGGCGCTGCCTCCAGGCATACAGGAAACCGTAATGGGCGGAATCGTCTCAGGTCTATTCGGCGGTGGGCAGCAGGAAGCCCAGAAGCCGCCGACATTCTCCAAGTCGACGACCAAGCTCGTCGGCAAGCCGTTGTCGGCTGTCTACGGCCGGGCGACCGTCAAGGGCAACATCGTCTACCGCGGCGTCGATCCGACAGGTCAGACGATGGGCGAGGTCGTGGCGCTGTGCTGGGGCCCGGTCACCATCCCGCCCGAGTCTGTGCGCGTCAACGACAAGCGCCCACAGCGCGTCAATGGCAAGATCCCGCCCTCTCGCAATCTTCCGCCGACATGGGAGAACGGTGTGTTCGTCAATACCGGCTCCGGCAAGCTCGGCCAGCCCATCGCATTCGGCACGGGCCCGGTCGGCTACAACCGCTGCGCCTACCTCGAGATCAACGGCTTCGCGAGCAGCACCGTCACCAGCTTCGATAACGTCCAGTGCGACGTTGTGCGGCCAGCCCTGTTCAAGCCGACCGGCCCCTCGACCGACTACAACACGCCCATTCCCGCAGCGATCGCCGCGGCCTTCCCGTCCGGCATCAGGTCGGATAACCCGATCGCGGCCGCGCTCGACTACATCCTCAATATCGACTACGGGCCCGGCAAGGATCCATCCTATTTCGGCGACTTCGCCACCTGGATCGACGCCATCAACTACTGCGACGAGATCGTCGGCTTTCAGACTGGCGGCGTCACCTGGGGCCTGACGAGGAACTTTGCCATCGGCGCCGACAATCTCACGCTGACCAAGGTAGGGACGACCGACATCTGGATCGACGGCACAACGCAATGGAACGCGGGCGCCCAGTCGCGGGAGGCAGTTGTCAGCGGAAATTTCAGCGTCAGTGCGATCGCCCAGCCCTTTTCCGCGCCCGGCGGCAACACCAACAACGTGATGTTCGGCATGGAGTCCCGCGGCCTCAATGTCGATAGCCCCGGCACCTTCACGAAGATCGACTATGCCATCCACCTGAACGGCTCCGGCCAGGCGGAAGTCTGGGAGAACGGCTTCTTCATCACCAATCTCGTCAGCTACCGCGCCGGCGACACGCTCACCATCGACTGCACGAGCGGCACCGTCAGATACAAGAAGAACGGGACGACCTATCACACCTCGGGATCTACGCCGTCCGCCTATCCCTATCAGGTCCGTGCGGCCGCGGCTCGCAACAACGCCGCGATCTTCATCACGTCCTTCTCGGGTGGTCTCCAGGCGCCGCGCTACTCGATCGGCCTCGAGGTCGGCACGGATCAGAACCAGTCCCACATGGACATAATCCAGGCGATCATGCAGACCGCATTTGCGGCGCCCTTCGAGTCGAACGGCATCCTCAAGTGCTTCATCGCCAAAGCAAAAGACCCCGTTGCCCATCTCGACAGGTCGAATTTCGAGCCCAGCGGGGCGACGACGACGGACATCCTGCAGGTCCCGAACATCATCGAGCTTACCTACACGAACGAGGTCATTGCCGGCGAGTATGGCGGCGATCCGCTCACCGCGATCTGGAAAGATGACGACAGCATCGGCACCTGGGGTGAGATCAGGAGCGATGTCCAGATTATCGGTATCCCCTCAGGCTTTCAGGCCGATCGGATGGCGGGTTACATGGGCCGGCGAGCGCAGCAGGAGCGCAAGCGACTGACGGGCACGGCCGACGGTAAGTTTTTCAACCTCGAGCCGGGTGATGTGATCGGCGTCACCGTCGGCGATGCGACGACGAACTGGTTCACGGACAAGCTTTTCTGGGTCGACTCGATCGAGCCAGATGACAACACGGGTACGGTCAAGCTCGAACTTCTCGAATACGCCGAGCTGTTCGACGACGCGGTTGCCATCCCGATGAACAATCTGCCGCCTCAGCCGCCGGCCAATGGTCCAGTCGGCCTGGTTGATATCAATCCGGTCTACTTCGATGCGCCGAGTCTGCTCGATCCTGCAGGTCCGGCAATCTGGCTGGGCGCCTCGAGCCCTGGCCGGCCCGTAGCGCCGGGCCGCGGAGCCAGGGGCATCGTGAGCTTCTGGTATCAGAATCCGGGCATCCTGGGAGACGCACCTTGGGCCGATGCCTACCACGAGATCTTCACCCTCGTCGGCGGCCACAAGGGTCAGGAGAACTTTCTCCAGGCCACGGCTTGGTATGGCAGCTCCTTCAGCAAGTTCGGCTTCGATCTGAACGGATGGACCGGAAGCCCGGACGGCGCTGCGCCTGATCTCGGATCAGGTCGCCCTCTTGGGGCCTATCTGGATCAAAACGACATTACCACGACCACAAGCTACAACGTGTGCTTCCAGTGGGATTTCACGGGGCAGATCCCGACGCTCACGACGCGCTTCAATGGAGGCACGGCCCACACATGGGAAGGCGATGCGATCCCCCACGGCTTCCGCGGGAACTGGCTCACCGGATTCGAGACTGTCCAGCAGCAAGCCCGTATCAGGATCGGCTCGGACGGGAACGAAAACAAGGGCGATTGGCTGCTGGCAAACCTGTGGATCGGCGTCGATGACGACCTGGTCCTGTTTGACGGCACGTTGCTCGACATCACGGATGATTCTCATTGCGCCCGCTTTGGGTCGAGCAGCGTCCCGGATCTCGGCAACAGCGGTGAAGGTGTGACGGGCAAGCCGCCACTCTATTTCTTCCAGGGCGGAAGCACCGTCGCATCGACTGGTCGCGCCTTCGGCCCATTTGCCGATGACACGGGCGGCTCGATCTCTTCAACGAGCACCGCCTCATTTGGTGGATCTACGGACGGCTATCGCTTCACCAAGGACGGCTATGCCGAGGCGAACAATCTCAACATCGGGGGAGGGAGCTTCAATCAAAGCCTCCCGCTCGGCGGCTATACCGGGAGCTACAATGGCTGCTATGTGTGGGTTTCCTACGACGACGGCACAACCTACACCAATCTCGGCCAGCTCACGCCGATGGTCACTGGGCACTTCATCAATGGCATCCCCGCAGGCGGCAGCGATCCCGACACGGACGAAACGAGCTACGCGATCCTGACGCGAACCCAGAGCACCGACGGTCTGCCGAACCCCGACCCGTCCGATGCCGACGCGACCAGCGACGGGGCGATCGCGATCATGCTTCGCACCCAGCCGCAGCGATATGGCAACGGCATAGCTTTTTCGCAATTCCAGGTTAGCGGGCAAGGCGGGCAGGGCGACGGGCAACCGGAGATCGCCGGATTCGCCGCAGTCACCGCCTATACCGGCGGTTCCTTTACGGTCGGATATCTCAGGCGTGGCCAATATGGCACGGTCAATTGCGCGCACGGGCAGGCCGGCTGGGAAGGCTATAAGTCCGCGACCTTCGGCGTGCTCAGCTCCCAGAGCATCCTCAGGATCCCCTACGAGGCAGGGGACATCGGCGAGGTCATCTACGTCAAGCTGCAGGCAATCGAGCCTGACGGAACGGTGGCGATCGAGCTGGACGACATCTCGGGCTTCCCGATCCCGCTGGCCGGGCCGGACAACAACCGCGCCCCGCCGTCCGTGATCAGCGTGACCGACACCACGCCGGCAGGGCCGACCCACACCATGCAGTTCTCGGTCGTGTACGACAACACGGCGGATGGGACGTGGGGCAGCTTCTCCGGCCTCGAGCTCGCCTACGAGCAGTATGGCAACCGCACACCTGTCGGGTTCACGCCGGATGTCGGGAGCGACCTGACCGGCACGAGCAGCACATTCGTCGCCGCGCCCGGCAACCTCGTCTGCCTGGCGCGAGCGATCTACAGCACGGGCGCAAGCCCCTGGACCGTGTGCGAGTATTTTGTCCGGGACATCGCCTAGCATTTGCCTTTTAGAGACTAAGCGCTTACTATGGAGACGAACAACCGACCCTCTCGGTGACCCCATGTCCCTCGCACAACGGAGCCTCAAATGCTTGATATTGCTCTACAATCGGGCGTTCTCAATCTCGCGTATCTGGTCCTGGCCCTCGCTGTGGGCTGGTTCATCCTGCTCTGGCTGGACTACCGGATCTCGCGCGGCAAGAACCTCTTTTCCCAGCATTTCAACAAGATGGCTGACGAGCCTATCGCTCTTGGCATCTATCTTGGCCTTCGCTTCCTCGGCGTCTGCTGGCTCGCTGCCTCCTTCGTTCACGGCTAAGTTCGACGACCAGATCAAGTCCGCCGTCCACCGGTGGTGGGGCGACTATCCGGACTGGCTCTCCTGGAAGGCTCAGCTCTACCAGGAGAGTCTGCTCGACCCCAATGCCGTCTCCGGCGCCGGCGCTGCCGGCCTGGCGCAATTCATGCCCGGCACCTGGGCTGAGGTTTCCCGCGAACTCGGCTACGGCGTCATCAGCCGGCACCTCGCTGGCCCGGCGATCGAGGGCGGCGCCTACTACATGGCAAAGCAGAGGCGCATCTGGAGCGGCCGAAACAGGACTCCAGACACCCGCCAGGAGCTCGCCCAGGCGTCCTACAACACGGGTGCGGGAAATGTGCTCAAAGCTCAGCGCCTCTGCTCTGACGCGCTCCTATGGGCCGGCATTGCTCCCTGCATGCGCCAGGTCACCGGACCCGACGCACAGCAGACCATCGATTACGTCCAGCGCATCGCCCGCTGGCGCTCCCTGATGGCCGTGAGATAGGCCATGGGCGCGCTCGTCTGGCTCCAGCTCGCCTGGAAATACAAGGCCTGGATCGCGATCGGGCTGCTGCTCTCAGTGATCGCCGTGCTCTGGTACCTGCACAAGAGCGAGATCGCGGACAACGCCCAGCTCAAGGCCTCGGCCGAATCTTATCGGCAGGCCGCGATCCAGACCGCCAAGAGCCTCGAGGCCGTCGAGCAGCACAACGCCAATGCCGAGGTCGCCCGCGAGACGGCCCATGCCGTCGAGATTGCAGCCCTCATGGCGTCTGCGAACGCGAAGGAGGACGTCAGGAATGCGCCGCCACCTCCGGCTTGCCCTCCTGATCCCGCCATTGCTCGCGGTCTGGAGCTGCTCCGTCATCCCATCCCAGGCAAGTAAGGGGATCCCGATCATGACTCGCTGGTCGATCGCCTTCCTGCTCGTTCTGCTGATCTCGGGCTGCAGCCAACTGCCGCCTCCCGAGATCAGAACCGTCTACCTCACCGTTCCCGGAGATCTCCTGCAGAAGGGGCCTGACGTTGAGGTCCCGACCCAGACTGATGCCCGCACTCTGTTCTATTGGGGCGCTGATGAACGCGCTGGCCGTCTCACCTGCTGGGGCCAGCTCGATGCTATCCAGCAACTCCAACTCGACGACGCCAAGCACAGAGCCAACTAGCATCATGGGGTACAGTTCAAATGTCACGACGCCGGGGCGGCAAGCACAGGGATAGCCACGAGGGAGATTTCGTCAACCAGATCGAGGCTGCCAACAAGATCGACTTCACGCCCCGCAACCCGCGGCAACGCTTCTACGCCCGCTCGATTGCGGAGAACACGCTCACCTTCGGCACGGGCCCGGCCGGAACCGGGAAGACCTACACCGCAGCGACCATAGCCGCCCGCATGCTGCTCACCGAGAAGATTAAGCGCTTCATCATTGTGCGCCCGGCTGTCGCCGCCGGCGACGAGGAACACGGCTTCCTGCCCGGCGATCTCAAGCGCAAGCTGGCGCCTTGGGCCCGGCCCGTCACCGACATCATCAAGAACCATCTCGGGAGCGCCAGGTTCGAGGCGCTGCTGGCCGAGGGACTGATCGAGGCGATCCCCTTCACCTACATGCGGGGGCTGACCTTCGAGGATGCGTTCATCCTGCTGGACGAAGCACAGAATACCACCCGGACGCAGATGAAGCTGCTCCTGACCAGGATCGGGGAGAACGCCCGCCTGGTCATCGACGGCGATATCACCCAGAGCGATCTCAAGGGCGAGAACGGCCTGAGCATGGCGGTCGACATGGCTGAGCGCTGGTCGATCCCGCACGAGATCATCGAGTTCCTGCCGGAAGACGTGGTGCGCTCGGATATGTGCCGGCGCTGGGTCGAGGCGTTCGAGAACGAGGAGGCTGCCTAAATGACCGTCATAGCGTACAGGGATGGTGTGATGGCCGCCGACAGCATGATCACCCAGGACGGTGACGTGAAGATGATGAACTCGGTCAAGATCATCTGCCGCAAGGGCTGGATGGTCGCCGTGAGCGGCAATCTCTGCCCGCCGGATCGGCTCGTGGTGGACTGGTTCTTCAACGTCGAGGATCTCGACGCCTACTGCCGCGAGCCGATGCCGCGGTTCAAGTTCGACATGCTGACGGTGACGCCCGCCGGCAAGATGCAGCTTTGGGACCAGAAGGGATTTTTCGAGCCGCTCAACACCCCGTTCTACGCGATCGGGGCTGGCGGCCACTATGCTATGGGAGCGATGGAAGCTGGAGCGAACGCGATTCAGGCCGTCCGGGCAGCGATCAAGTGGTCGCCAACCTGCGGAGGCAAGATCGTTGTTCGCCGCCTCCGTAAAACGGAGGGCTGAATTGCCGCGCAAGGTTTACCGCACATTCGCCGGCATCAAACCGGGGACCATCAGGTGCGAACCGGCATTCGATGTGGATCTCGACCATCCCTTGGCCGATGAATGTCTATTAGGAAGAGCCGGGATGGGAGAAGACCGGCCTGGTGGATGAGAGTGGGGAACCGATCTGGTCCTACCGGGGTAAGGAACAGATCGGCTTTCTCTGGTTCGACGAGGAAGGTTCACTCAAGCCGCGGCACGAATTTGACCTATATGGATCTGGAGACCCTTGACGAATTGGTCCTTGAAGTCGTAGGCGCCGCTTAGAAGCATCTCCTTAATGACATCGAGCTTGTCCTCCAAGGACATCTCGAGGCCATTAAACCGTTCATCTTCAATGGTTATTGTGATGGTGTGCATTTCTCATGTACCCCAAAAGGTGACATTTTCTTAACTCAGGTGCGGGTAGGCCGATATGGGAAGAAGTTACACCCTCACACCTTCCCGGCGGCGTCAGCCGCCCTGAAACGCAGGAAGGTCGGAAAGCGCAGCGAGTAGGTTTCGCTGTCCTCGGCCTTGGTGATGTCCTGGTAACGAACCTCGGCGATCCGGCCATGCAGCGGAAGCATGCCCCAGAAAGACGCCCGCTGCTCGTCGGTGAAGCCAGAGCCGACCTCCGTCTCGATCTTCTTGCCCTCATGCTCGCCGGCGACGATGAGCGCACCCAGCATCCCGACATACTTGCCAGTGCCCTCGACGGCCCCGATGACGACCAGGTCAGCGGTCGCGAAGGGCTTGAGCTTCTGCCAGGTCTTGTTCCGCTTGAAGGTGTAGAGGCCGTCCAGCTCCTTGACGATCACGCCCTCGAAGCCTTGGGCGACGTATTCCTCGTAGATCGACTGCAGGTCTGACGCATTCTCTGCGACGAGCGATTCAGTCACGCGCAGAAGGCTATCTGGAGCTCCCAGGAGCCCCATGGAAGAGCAAGTGTCTACGAGAGCCTCACGTCTATCGATGAACTGCGTCGTGCATCGTAGGGCTTCCCAGGCTTTCAGGGGCATGTAGTCGAACATCTGGTAGCGCACCGGATACTCGACGTTCTTGCCGCGATCGGCTTTGGCCCTCTTCATGACCAGCTTGAAGCCGGCGTCACCGAGCAGGTCGCGGTGCAGCACCTCGCCGTCGAGCACGATGCCGTCCGGCATCCGCTTGGCAAGCTCTTCCTCGATCTCAGCGAAGTTGGTGAAGGGGATCCCGTTGCGGGAGAAGAGGGTGACGACGCCGCCCTTCTTGATCGCGATCGTCCGGACACCGTCGTACTTGGGTTCGACGCCGACGGGATATTGGAGCTCGTCGATGTTGGGCATCTCGCTCGCGGCGAGCTGGCAGTCGAAGACCGGGACAGTGCCCTTGCGAGCCTTGTTCACGGTCGACTCGGAGAAGCCGGCCCGGAGATCCTTGAGCAGGATGCGCTTGAAGGCTTCGCGCTCGCTGATTGGCGAGGGCCAGTCCGGATTGAGCGCCCCGAAATAGAGGGCGAGCGTCTCGCGGGCATCGTTGCCTGTCAGTTTGCGCGTCGCGAGATTGTCGAGGATGCGAATGCCCATGGCGAAATAGCGGTGGGCGCGATCATGCTCGCCGGTCATCACCACACTTTGGGGATCGGCCGGGGGCGCTCCGGCAACTCCGAACCGAATGTAGGGAGAGAGGGCCAGGTTCAGCAGATCGCGGAGCGTCCGGGCCCGGTCATGATCGGGGGTGATGTAGCTGGCGATGATCGCTTGCTTCTCGTTCTTGCTGCTGGTCGCCTCGACCTTCGCGAGCATCTCGGCGAAGACCGAAAGCGGCGTCTCGACCGTGGCAGGCGATGCCTCATCGAGATCGAAAGCTAGTGCTGTCAA